TCACGTTGGCGGCGGGACGTATGCCTACTTCCCGACGCAGGCGGAGACGAACTACGACCACGTCTCGTTCTCCTTCGAGGACGTGAACGCGGAGACGATCCCCGTGACGGTCCAGGTCTATACGCGGGTCATCACGGCGACCGAAGAGGCGAAGCTCCAGCGCGGGGTACAAGCTCTAGTGACCGGCTCGGTCGAGAGCGGCGCGACGACGACCTCGATCCCGACTGATCTCTCGGAGACGACGGCGGACCACTACAACGGCCGGACGATCACGTTCACCTCCGGAGCTCTGGCGGGGCAGTCGACGGACATTACGGACTATGGAGGGGCGGACGGCGTGCTGACCGTCACGGCCCTGACCGAGGCCCCCGACCAGGGCGCAGAGTTCGTCATAAGCTGAAAGGGCCGACATGGCTTGGAGCCTAGTCGGCAGCAAGACCGGGACGATCTTCGCGGAGAACGGCTCTCCGCCCGGGTATCAGGTTTTCCCCTTCCCCGCCGGTTGCAGGGCAGGGGATCTGGTCATCGTCGCCATTGCGGGCGACATTTCCTGCGCGAACTCAACGCCGGCGGACTGGACGCGAGTCCTGAACGGTACGGGGGCGAACCCCGGCGTTCACCTCGCCTGCAAGGTACTGACGACCGGGAGCCCGGAAGAGTCCAGCGTCAATATCGTCCAGCACAATACGGTCCGCAAGTGCTGCGTACTGCAAGTCTGGCGTGGCGGCAACACGGAGATGTCGCCGTCCGATATTCTGGACGTGCCGATCAGCCCGGCGGCGACCGGGACGAGCGCGAACCCGAATTCGCCGGGAATCAACACGGCGACGGATAACGCGCTCGCGTTCTCGATCGCGTTCCTCGACGACGACGACTCGACGGTCTCGGCCTACCCGACTGGGTTTACGAACGGGGTAAGCGCGAACACGGGGCAGGCGAGCACGACGGTCGGCTCTACCGTCGCGATGGCCTCGATGGTCGTCGCGAACGCCGGCTCGCCAGGTGTAGACCCGGCGGCCTACACCATGTCGTCCTCGGACGCCTGGTCGGCCTATACCGTCGCGTTTCGGATATTCCAGGAAGAGCCGGTAAACATCGCCGCTCCGGCGGCGGACATCGCGGTCGCCGGAGTCGCGCCCTCGGTCTCCGCGGTAGACCCGATCATGCGGGTCGCCTGGGCCGAGCTCGAGGTTCCTGATGCAGGCGGCGGAGGGGCGGACGTAGTCTCGGCGGCGGCTGATATCGCTGTCGCCGCGGTGGCGCCCGCTGTGGCGTCCGGTGCGGCGATCACCTCGCCGGCATCCGACATCGCGGTCGCCGGAGTCGCGCCGACGGTTGCCGGCGGGGCTTCGATTACCTGCCCCGTTGCCGATATCGTCATGTCGGCGGTGGCGCCGGTCGTAGCTGCGGGGGCGAACATCCTCGCGGCTGCGGCGACTATAGTCCTGCAAGCCCTTGCCCCGGCCATAGGGACAGGCGCGGAAATCGCGGTCCCGGTCGCGGACGTAGCGGTGGCCGCGGTCGCCCCGAGCGTCTCCTCCGGAGCCGCGGCGACGGTCCCAGTAGCCGACATCGCGGTCGCCGGCGTAGCCCCGAGCGTGGGGGCCGGGACGAGCCTGACGGTCGAGGTCGCCGACATCGCGGTGGCCTCGGTAGCGCCGAGCGTGGCGTCCGGGGCCTCGGTCACGGCTCCCGCGGCGGACATCTCGGTAGCTGGCGTAACGCCGACGGTGGACGCGAACGCGGCGATCCTCCGGATCTCCTGGGCCGAGTTCGAGATCCCCGCAGCGGCCGGCGGGGATGTAATTGTCCCTGTAGCTGACATCGCGGTAGCTTCTACCGCCCCCACCGTAGCGTCCGGGGCGGCTCAGACCGTCGCCGTGGCCGATATCGCAGTGGCGGCAAACGCCCCCACGGTCTCTGCTGGCGGGGCTCTGGTCGTCGTCCCGGCCTCGGACATAGCGGTAGCGGGGGTGGCTCCCGCCATAGCGTCTGGCGCCGCCGTAGCGGCTCCGGCAGCCGATATCGCCGTCTCGGCTAATGCGCCCTCCCAGGCCGGGGCCGGGCGTGGGCATATCACTAGGCTCGGCCAGTTCGGTATCGGGCTAAGGCCCTACGCCGGCTTCCAGGCGAAGGCGGAGGCCGTCACCGGGGCGGACGTAGCGGTTGCGGCGGCAGACATCGCGGTAGCCTCTGCGGCCCCGACGGTGTCCTCTGGGAGCGCCACGTCGGTCCCGGCAGCGGACATCGCGGTGGCCTCGACGGCGCCCACGGTCGCCTCGGGGGCCTCGCAGACCGTAGCGGTAGCCGACATCGCCATCGCAGCGGTAGCCCCGACGATCGCGGTAGGGACCGGGGTCTCGGTTGCGGCGGCGGATATTGCGGTAGCTGGCGTAGCCCCCTCCGTTTCCTCCGGGGCGACGGTAGCCGTCCCGGCTGCGGATATCGCGGTCTCGAGCACCGCCCCGGTCGTAGGCCAGAACGCGGAGATTGTAGTCCCGGCGGCGGATATCGCCGTCGCGAGCACGGCGCCGGCGGTGGCCTCCGGCGCGACGATCGAGGTCGCGGCCGCAGATATCGCGGTAGGGGCCAACGCCCCGTCCGCCAGCGCGGGGACGACGGTCGTCGTAGACGTGGCGAGCATTGCGCTCGCGGCTATCGCCCCGAACGTCCGGAGCAACGTGCCGAGAGATCGCCGGGGCTTCATTACTTGCACAGATGTCGCCGTGAACAGGACATCTCATGGCACAACGGCAGTCACGAGGGCAAGCCACGGCACGACCGCGAGCACGCGGATAACCACGGGAGACTCTTGAGATGAGCGTTTCGGTCTACCAGAAGGGGGATTTGGTCCGCGTCTCGGCGACGTTCACGGACGTCGACGGGAACGCGATCGACCCGGACACGGTCGCGATCAACGTCACGTCCCCGGACGGGGTCACGGACGCCGTCGACTATGCCTCCTCGCCCTCCGAGCTGATCCGGACGGCGACCGGGAGTTACTACTACCAGGTCGATGCGGACCAGGTCGGGGACTGGCACTACGCCTGGGTCTCGACCGGCATCGGCCAGGCGACGCAGATCGGCGAGTTCGTCGTCGAGCCGCTCCCCTACTGATATGCCGCGCCAGTACACCGCGAGGACCGGGCAGCTCGACCAGAAGGTCACGCTCTATCGCGGATCGAAGGTCTCCGACGGCATGGGCGGCGCGACGCAGACCCTCGTCGCCTACGCCTCCGGCATCTGGGCGAAGATCGAGCCAGTCTCCGGGGACGAGAGGGTCGAGGCGCAGCGGACCGAGGCCCGCCGGAAGTACCGCGTGACGATCCGCTACCGCGAGGGCGTCAGGGAGTCGGATGTCGTCGAGTGGAATGGCCGGCGCCTGAACATCCGCTTCATCGAGGCCTGGGGCGGGCGCGAGCTCTACACGAAGCTCGAGTGCGAGCTCGGGGCGAGGATCTAGTGGCGCGCACCACATTCTCTGTGCGGCTCCTGGGGGCCGACGAGGTGAAGAATATGCTGAAGGACTTCGCCCCGAACGAGGCGCGGAACATCATGCGCGGGACGGTACAGAAGGTAGCGGTCCAGGCCCGCGACCTGATGAAGATCAAGGTGAAGAAGCGCACCGAGAAACTCGCGCACACGATCCGCGCGCTGCGGCGCAGGGGCGAGAAGGACGTCTTCGTTTCGCACGTCCGTCTCGGCCGCGAGGCGCCCTACGGCATTATGCTCGAGTTCGGGACGCGCCATACGCGGGCGCAGCCCTTCATCGTCCCGACGGTCGAGGAGCTTACGCCCAAGCTCTCCGAGATTTACCGCGAGGAGTTCGGCAAGCAGCTCGAGCGAGCCCTTGCCCGTAGGGCGAACAAGGTGCGGACGTGAGCGGCGCCGTCTCGGTAGATATCCAGCAGGCGATCTACACGGCTCTGATCGGGGACTCGACGCTCTTCTCCCTGCTCGCATCGCATATGTTCGGCGGCTCCCCGGCGGCCCCGGCGGTCTACGACAGAGTACCCCAGGCCTCCGAGTCGGAGGACCCGATCAACTTCCCCTATGTCGTCATCGGCGACGATACGGCGATCCCGTTCGACACCGACGACAAGGACGGGCAGGAATCGACGATCACGCTCCATATCTGGAGCCGCTACCGCGGGCGCTCGGAGACGAAGCGGATCATAGACGCGATCTACAACGTGCTCCACGACCAGTCGCTCTCGATCTCCGGGCAGACGTGGGTCTACTGCTTCTTCGAGTTCTCGGAGGTCTTCGAGGACAACGACGGCCTCACCCAGCACGGGGTCGTCCGCTATCGCATTGCAACGCTGGAGTCCTGACCGCCCCGCGAGGGGTTTTAACCAAGGAGGTTCCACATGGCTGTCTCTCTCCCGACCAAGGGCCGGTCCGTAGCGGTTTACTACGGCGATTCCCCGGGCACGCTCATCGCCGGCGTGCGGACCAAAGGCATTACGATCAACGGCGCGCCGATCGACATCACGTCGGACGACGACGCCGGCTATCGGAAGCTGCTCGATGAACCGGGCCAGCTCGACGTCGCGATCTCGGTCTCCGGCATCCTGACGAACCAGCAGCTCGCGAACGACGCGCTCTCGACGACCGATCGGGTCAAGGGCCTGGAGTTCCGCTGGGTCGGCACGACGCAGAACGGCTTCGTCCGCGGCGACTTCTTCATGGAGTCCTTCGCGATCACGGGCGAGTACAACGGGGCGGCGACCTTCGAGGCCTCGTTCCTCTCGACCGGCACGATCAGCTATCAGCAGGCGACGTAATGGCCTTCGAGGACGTCAAGCTGAGCTGGTCCGGGAAGGACTACGTCCTCCCGGCGGACGCCATGCTGCGGACCATCGCCCAGGTCGAGGACATCATGCCACTCGGCTCGCTCTACCAGGCGATGTTCCGCAAGACCCTGCCGATCGCAAAGCTCTCGATGTGCTACGGGATCATGCTCCGTGCGGCCGGCGTGGAGGTCTCCGACGACGAGGTCTACGAGGGCCTCTTCGAGGACGCCGGGCGCTCGATGCAGGCGAAGGCGATGCAGGCTATCGCCCTGCTCCAGGCGCTGATGATCCCGCCGGCTGCCTTGAGGAAGGAGGAGGACAAGCCCGCAAAGGGGGTGCGGGCGACGGGCTCGCGGGCGGCATCGTCGCCGAGTGCTTCAAGCTCGTCGTCGGGCAAGGCTGGCTGAAGCCCGTGGACTTCTGGGCGCTCCACCCGACGGAGCTCTGGTGGCTCGTAGAGGCGAAGACCGTCCCCGCGCGCGCCAAGTCGAATGACCTCGGCGAGCTCTGGGCTGACATGAAGCAGATGGAGGGATTCCCGCATGGCTGAAGCGAAGATCGGCGCGCTGGCGGTAGAGGTCAAGGCCGACACGCGCGGCTTCGTGGACGGGATGAACGACGCCATCAAGGCATTGAACAAGAAGAAGAAGGCCGTCGAGGACTCGCTCGTCGGCGTGGGGAAGCTCGCCGCCGCGGTCGCCGCGGCGGGCGCGGCGGTCGGGTACTTCACCGTCCGGGCGACGAACATGGCCGAGGCCCTGGCGAAGCTCTCGGAGAAGACCGGGGTATCGGTCGAGCAGCTCTCGGCGCTGAAGTACGCCGCCTATCTCTCCGATGTCTCGATCGAGGAGCTCGCGAAGGGGATGAATATCCTCGCGCGGAATATGTTGGAGGCGCAGTCCGGGACCGGCGAGGCGAAGGACGCCTTCAACGCTTTGGGCATAGCGGTCATGGAGACCGGCGGGCAGTTGAAGGCTACCGACAAGATGCTGCTCGAGCTCGCGGACAAGTTCTCGCGGATGGAGGATGGCCCCGGGAAGGCCGCTCTTGCGATGCGGATCTTCGGGCGCTCGGGGGCGGACTTGATCCCATTCCTGAATCAAGGCGCCGCGGGGATCGAGAAACTGCGGCAGGAGGCCGAGCGGCTCGGGATTATCCTCGACACGCAGATGGCGAAGGAGGCGCAGGAGTTCAACGACAACCTCAAGCGGCTCCAGGCTACCGGGGACGCGCTCTCGATCTCGTTTACGAAGAACCTCGTCGTCGCTCTCGACAAGGCGGCGAAGGCCATGCTCGAGGGGCATAAGGCCGGGCAGTCGTTCTTCGACACGATGGTCGAAGGCTTGCGGACTCTCGCTGGCGGCGACGATATGCACAAGTGGAACGTCGAGATGGACGAGATGACGAGCCGCCTCTTGGACCTGAAGAATACGAGGGACCGTCTCGCAAAGGGCGATACGTCCGGCATGGGCCTGATGGGCGAGTCGCAAGAGGACACGATCAAGCGGGCGACCGCCGAGGTGAACGCGGCGATCAAGTTCCTCGAGGCCAAGATCGAGACGCACAAGCGGATCAAGGAGACGCTGACCGGGCGCGGCGATATGCGCGTCGCGAACGAGGGCGAGGAGGGCTTCATTGGCCCGCCGCGCCCGAAGGAGAAGGCTGGCGTTATCACGAACGAGAAGGCCCTCCAAGCCGAGCGCGACCTGATCGCGGAGCAATGGGAGTGGTGGATGGAGGAGGAGCGCAGGATCCAGGCCGAGATCGCGCAGATCCTGACAGACCAGAATACAGCGAAGCTCGAGCAGCAGAAGGCCTTCGAGGAAGAGCGCCTGCGGGTGATCTTCGACGCGATCGACCGGGAGCAGGAAAGGGCGATAGAAGCCGGGGAGGAGGAGCTCAAGATTCGCGAAGAGCAACTCCGGCGCAGGAAGGAAATGGAGCAGAACTTCATGACCTTCATGGGCAATCTCGGCGGCCTGATGAATACCAATAACAAGAAGCTCTTCGAGATCGGCAAGAAATTCGCCATCGCGGATGCTGCGATCAAAGGCACCAAGGCGGTGATGGATGCCTGGGCGGCCGGCATGTCGGTCGGCGGCCCGTGGGCGCCAGTTGTTGCGGCGGCCTATGCAGCAGCGGCGGCGATCAATTCACTCAATTTGATCAACAACATTCGCTCGCAGCAGTTCGGCGGAGGCGGCGGGGCGCCGATCGCGCCAACGCAGGGCGCTAGCGGGATCTCCGACCAGGGCCTCGGCGGCGGGCAGACCGCGGCGCCGCAGCAGACGACGATCATAAGACTGCAAGGGGATACCTTCGACCAGAAAAGCGTCCGGAACCTCGTCTCGAGCCTCAATGAGTCGATGAAGAACGGCGGAAAGATCCTGATCGCATGAGCGTACACGTCACGAATCAGACGCAGGTCGAGTCCGAGGCCGGGAGCCTGGACTACGCGCGTATCCTCTGGCAGAACCTCGCCCGCTCGGCTACGGTCTCGGCGAGCACGGAGGAGAGCACCTACCCGGCGGACCAGGCGCAGAATCCGGACACCTACTCGGCGTGGAAGCCGACCGCCGTGCAGGCGTGGTGGCTGGCGGACCTCGGCTCCGATCAGGCGGTGAACGCCTGCGGGATCGCCGCGCACTCGCTCGGGACGAACCAGTGCCGGATCTGGCTCGAGACGACCGAGGGCTCGCCGACCTCCTGGGTCGCGGCTACGGACGCAGCAGAGCCCGACGACGACTCGCCGATCCTGCTCCTATTCCCCTCGCGGACGACGCGCTTCTGGCGCCTGATGATCGACGGGCGCGGCTCGCCTTCCGCCGCCCCGGTCGCGATGCCGTACCTCTCCTCGATCTACCTCGGGACCGCCCTGACCATGCAGCGGACGATCTACGGCGGGCACACGCCGGTCACGCTCTCGCGCGAGACGGTGCTCTACAACGCGCAGAGCCGCGGCGGACAGCTCCTCGGGCAGGGAATCCGGCGGGTCGGCTACGTCGGGAACGCCTCCTTCCGCTACCTCACCGCCGCCTGGTATCGGGCGAACTTCGATGCCTTCGTCGCCTCGGCGCGGCAGTACCCGTTCTTCTTCGCCTGGCGGCCGGGGGACTACCCGGACGAGATCGCATACGCCTGGTGCGAGGAGGATATCCGCCCGTCGAATATGGGGGTCAAGGAGTTCATGCAGGTCTCTTTCGCCTTCAAGGCGCACGACACGGTCTAGATGGCGCACGGCTCCGAGACGAAGGTCCTCGTCCAGATCGACCAGCCGCAGTGCGCGCGGCGCTACGGGGACGCCTACGAGTCGCCGACCGGGGGCTGCACCGCGGTCCTCGGGGTCGACGGGACGCGGAAATGCTTCAACACGCGGGCGACGTGCCAGGACCCGGACAATTACTCGCCTGTCACGCTCACGCTCCAGTTCTCGCGGAACCAGGCCGGGGACCCGCAGGCGCACGGCTACACGATCCCGAGCATCGCGGCGACGCCGCGGACGACGCCTGCGGCGATCAACCTCGGCGGGCTGAACAAGAACCAGAAGCCCTTCGGCGAGCGCGAGGTCGTGACGATCGAGTTCGCCGACCACCTCCACGACGACCTGCTCGTCGATCCCTACCGGCTCGAGCGGATCTCGGGCGAGGCCTCCGCCGATTCCCCGGCGGTCGAGACCTATAACCCCTATACGCGCGGGACGTTCTGGGGGAAGTGGCTCGCGCGGAATCCCTACTACCAGCTCTACCCGCTCCGTGTCTACGAGGGGATCGACGACCAGGCGATCTCAGAGATGCGCTGCCGGAACTATGTCCTCGACCGGATAGATGGCCCGGCGGACGGCAAGGTCAGGGTCACGGCGAAGGACATCTTCGCGGCGGTCGAGATCGACAAGGCTCTCGCTCCGGAGGCCTCGCGCGGCGAGCTCTCGGCGGACATCTCGGCGGCCGCGACCTCCGCGACGCTGCTCCCCGCCGGGATCGGCGACCTCGATTACCCGGTAGGGCAGGGGAGCCCGGGGGAGTTCTACGTTCAGATCGGCGAGGAGATTATCCGCTGCCAGCGGAGCTCTGGCTCGGATACGCTCCAGCTCGTCCAGCGCGGGTGCTTCAACACGACGGCGGCAACGCACGACGAGGAGGACCTCGTCCAGTGGGTGCTGACCTACGAGGCGACGCAGGCGCACGATATCGTCTACGACCTGCTTTGCCGCTATACGGCGCTAGGCGGCGGCGGATCTCCCACGGGGTCAGACTCGGCCTACATCGACAAGGCGGAGTGGGATAGCGCGGCCTCCTCGATGTCCGGGCTCTATACGGCGACTATCTCGAAGCCCACGCCGGTCCAGGACCTAATCGGTGAGCTGATGGAGCAGGTCGGGTTCTCACTATGGGTCGACGTCGAGACAGGAATGGTCAAGCTCCGCGCGCTGCGGACCGGAGCCTCGGCTACCACGCTGACAGACGACGAGCACATTATCGAGGGCTCGCTCGATGTCAAGCGGCTCATCGACCAGCGCGCCTCGCAGGTCTGGGTCTACTACGCGCAGATCGACCCAACGAAGAAGCTCGACGAGGAGGGCAACTTCAAGTCCCGGATAGTAACCGTCGACCTCGACGCCGAGGATTCAACGCAGTACGGGACGGCGAAGGTCCGGAAGATATTCTCGCGCTGGATCCCGCAGTTCGGCAGGTCGCTCGCGGAGGACCTCGGCGAGCGGCATATCGCGATGTTCCGCGATCCTCCGATCGCGGCTAGCCTTAGCGTCATTACGGACGAGGCGGACATTGCGAGCCTCGCCGGGCTCTTGAATATCTCGACATCCGAGATCCAGGACGAGAGCGGCTCTGCCGAGACGACGCAGTATGCGATCACGCAGATCGAGCGCGGCGAGAACGATGTCGGGCTCGAGATGCAAAGCGTCGTTTTCCCGCCGGACCTTTCCGAGACCGAGCGGATCATCTACATCGAGAACGACGCGCGGAACCTGAACCTGCGCGCGATCCATGACCAGCTCTACGCGGAGCCGACGCCGCTATCGCCGGCCCTGACCGTCCGCTTCGTCGTGAGCGACGGGATCATCATCGGTTCGGCGAGTACGGCTTCGCCTGCGATTACTACCGGGGACTGGAGCGGGACCGGCGTCCTCCTGCGGCTCGATAATTACGGGCGCATCCAGGGTAAGGGCGGCTCCGGCGGGGCCGGGGCGAGTTTCGGCAATGGTTCCGCCGGAAGCGCGGGCGGCGACGCCCTGCTGATCACCTATGCGATCACGATCGACAACGAGGACGGCGAGATTTGGGGCGGCGGCGGCGGTGGGGGCGGCGGCGGCGGGACGACGGCGAACTCGAATATCTACTACATAGGCGGCGGCGGCGGAGGCTCTGGTGCTGGGGATTCCGCAACAGGCGGAGCGAGCGGTAGCGGGACTTTCGGCATACAAGGTAATTACGTTAGCGGATCAACTGGCGGTACTTCGACGTCTGCATCAGGGGGCGGAGGCGGGGCAGCCGGTTACGATATATATGGTGGTGGTGTCGGCGTGATGTACGCGGGCGCTGGCGGCGATGGCGGGGGACCAGGTTTAGCCGGCAGCACGGGCGGCACTGCCGGTTCGTTCACCGGGTTCGGGCAGGATGTCTGGGAGTCCCAGCCGCCGAACGTCTACTACTCTGGCGGCGCCGGCGGTGCGGCAGGGAAGTACATCAGCGGTATCTCGTTCGTTACCTGGGCAACGTCCCCGCAGGGCGACCTGCGCGGTAACGTCTCATAGGAGGAAACGATGAACTACCTGAACCTCGGCCTCTGGGCGCTCGGCGCCTATCTCGCGCTCTTCCTGCTCTGGGTGCTCTATCTCGCCGCGATGAACGTCAAGCGGAACCTCGCGAATATGCACCCGGTCGCGAAGGCGCACGGCTACGTCCTCGTCGCGATCGCCGCGGTCTACGACGCGGTAGTGAATATCGTCGTCGGGACTGTCCTCTTCGCCGACCCGCCGCGGGAGTTGATGCTTACCGCCAGGCTGAAACGCTACCGGGCGAACGCCGCTGGGACCTGGCGCGCGAAGCTCGCCGCCTTCGTCTGCGAGCGGCTTCTCGATCAGTTCGATCCTTCAGGGGATCACTGCTAGTGACCGCCCTCTACGTGCTGTTCGCGCTCCTCGTCGCCGCCGACGGCTGGACGACCTGGCGGATCATGAAGGGCGGTGGCAAGGAGCTGAACCCGGTCATGCGCTGGCTCTTCGCGCGCCTGGGCCTGGAGCCGGCGATCATCGCAAGCCGGGTGCTTGCCCTGGTCCTCGGTGTGATCCTAGCCTACGCGGCGGCGCGGCAGAACGCCTTCGCGCTCTACGTCTTCATCGGGGTGATGGTCGCTTTCGGGCTCGTCGTCGCGAACAACCTGCGCGTGCTCAAGGCGATGAACGACCAGTGAGCGTCCGCGACCTCCGCCGCCGCTTCCGCCTGATCGCCTTCCGGGTCCGGAGGCTTACGCGCGCGCAGGCCGTTGCCTTGCTCCAGGCGATACGGGACGGGACGCCGGCGCAGCGGCGCAACGCGCTCGAGCGGCTCGTCCCGGACGGTATCTTCTCGCGCGCGACGGCGATGTTCGCGCTGCGGCGCCTGATCGCGAAGGTAAGGCTTGCGCGGCGGATTCGAGAGGCGCGCGAATGAGAAAAGGAGATGGCCTATGAAGCCTTCCAGAGCAATGATCACCGGCGAGCTCTCCTGGGCGTGGATCGCGCTCGGCTTCGCGTGGAGCGGGAGCGGGCTCTGGCCGTTCGAGACCTCGTACCTTCACCAGATACTCGACAAGCGGGACATCGACACGATCTGGGTGCTCGCGATCGGCGTCCCGGCGGCGCTTCTCATGTTCGCGAGCGCGCGGGAGTTCATCGCCTACCGCTGGCCGAACAAGAACCCCATGCGGCAGTGGACGATCATCCAGCTCGAGTGGTCCGCGAAGCTCCGCGGGCGGCTTTGTTTCGCGATGGCGTTCTCTTGGGCCTACGTCTTCTACGTGCTCCTGAAGACCTCCGCCAGGCCGAGCGCGATCCTGCCGGTGGCGATAGGGGGGTTCTTGTTCATGCTGCTGTTCTGGATCGAAAACAGGAGGGTTCAGCGTGATATCCGAAAACAGACGTCAAGCTACCCTGCTGTTCGCGCTTAGGGTCAAGGTCTTCCTCGTCCTCTCCGCGCCGATGCTGGCGTGGGCGGCGGAGGAAGCGGTCCAGCGCGCGGCCCGGACCGGGTCGGTCGAAGCGATCACGGCCCTTCAATGGGGTTTCATCTTCGGCTTCTCGATGCTCGGCTGGGCGGTCTCCGAGCTCGACAAGGTCGCCGAGCTCTGGAACATCGACGGGCGGACGAAGGCCGAAATCTGGCGGGAGAGGCTGAAACTCTTAAAGGGGGTCGCGGCGGCGAATGCCGCCGGCATCACGCTCTTCTTCCTCTCGCACGGCGCACCGGGGTTCTTCCTGCGCGTGATCGGCGTAGGGGACGCGATCGCCTCCGGGGACGCGGCGAAGCTGCCGGAGATGGTCACGTTCGTTTTCGTCGCCGGCGGCGGGTACATGGGCGCGCGATGGTTTGCATGGCTCGAGCGGAAGTTCTTCTCCGGGGGTGCGGCGTGACGATCCTCGCGGGCACGACGGACTTTACTGAGGAGGAGTTCCGCTGCAAGTGCGGCTGCGGGCTTCTGCGGATGCACCCGGGCTTCGCCGAGGACCTCCAGGCGCTGCGCTCGGCGTTCGGCCGGCCGATGAAGGTCCTCTCCGGCTGCCGCTGCAAGGCCTACAACGAGACGGTCGGCGGGCACCCGCGCTCGCTCCACGTCGGGGATTTCCCGGCGCACGCCGACAAGGGCCAGGAGGGCTGCCTCGCGGTCGACATCGAGGCGGTCGACGGCGCCTACCGCGGGGAACTCTTCATGTGGGGCTGGCGCATGGGCTTCGCAATTGGCTGGAACGCGAAGCGCGGCTTCCTCCATAACGACCGGCGGGTCCTGATCGGCCTACCGCAGACCTGCTTCGACTACTAGCCTATGCCCATCTGGCTCCTTGACCTCCGCCTCTGGCTCGCCGCGGCAGTGGCGGCGGCTACCCTCTTCGGCTACGTCCAGACGACCAGGCTCGGGGCCTGCCAGGCGGACCTCCGGGCCGAGCGCGCCCAGGTCGCCGTGCTCGCCGGGCGGCTGGACCTGCAGAACAAGGCCGTAGACGATCTCCAGGCCATAGGCCGGGCCAGGGCCGCCCAAGCCGCCCAGGCGCTCGCTACAGCACGCGAGGAGGCGGGGAAGGCTAGGAGCCAGGCCGACGACCTAGAACGCGCCCTGGCGCAGCGTAGGGCCATAGCGCCCCCAAGGAAGGCCGCAGGCAAACCGGAGCCTGTCCCGGCCTCCCCGGTGGGGTCTAGCTGCCCCGCTGGGGATGCCGTTCAGGAGTTGCGCCGTGCGCTGGCTGGCCGCTAGCCTCCTCTTCCTGGCCGCCGGCTGCGGGGGGCGGGAGGTCGTCGTCCCGGAGGTGGTCAAGGTCCCTGTACCGGTGCCATGCCTAGATCGCCTCCCGGAGGCGCCGGCGGTGGCCGGGGACGAGGAACTGCTAGGGCTGGACGACTACGCCCTTGTGCTGACCGTGGCGCGCGACCGGAAGCTGCTCGAGGCCGCCTACGGGGAGCTCCGCGCGGCGGCTGGCGCCTGCCTCAAGTAATAGAAGTTCTGGCCCGATTCCCCTCGCGTTCGGCGAGCTCCGCCTGTCCCTCCACTTTCTTTGCCCCCTCGGCGCGAGCGAGGAAGGCATCAATTTCGTCGCATAGTGCCTCGGCGCGAGGTTCCCAATCCTCCGATTCAGTCGGCCAAAGGTAATCCCGCAGTTTCCGCAGCAACTCCAGCGCCTCGTCAGCCACGGACTGCGCATCTGGAAGCGCGGAGAGGGCGCATTCCCACAGGGCTTCGTATTCCTCCGGCGATAACACAACGCAGTCGCGGCCCTCGAACTGAATGTGCTCGATATAGCGCGGCTGCGGAGCCACGCCTTCCAGCGCCTCTGCCATTTTGTCAGCCATTGCTGTCTCCCTTGGGTGCGGCGGCGAGGATGGGGTAAGCCTCCGCTATTCTTTCCTTATGTGAGCGCCCGTAGGTCACTCCCTCTATTGGAGATACCATCCCGTAAGAGCACAAGTCTCTCAGCAACTCCCTCGGCACCCACACCTTATCCTCCGGCAGCGTGGCTGCGAAGGCGCGGATGGCTTCCCTATCGCCACCTGGAGCTACCATCTCCATGCACCTAAGCGCGATCTGGCGTGGGGTCATAGCCTCGCCTCATCCCTCGTCATCAACTCCTGGCCCCAGTAGGAGCATGTAATCTCCCACCCATCGCCGCGCTGCTGCGCTATCTCGGTGCGCAGCTCGCGCCACTTGGAGCCCACGCGCTTGAGCTTGGGGCAGTGCTGGTAGGGTGCGGAGCGGTCAGACTCAGCGGATAGCGTCACTAGCTGACGGTGCATCTCCGTGCTGTTCTGCCGCTCCGCATTGTTCGTAAACAAGGCCGCCGCGATTAGCAGCAGCCCGACAACAACCATGGGCGCTAGGAACCTCACGCCCGCTTCCTCTCGCGTTCGGCGAGCGAGGCCTCGACCTGCTCGACCGCAGAGCGCACGGCCTCCTCCAGCCCTGCTAGTGGCAGCCCGTTGTTCCGCAGCCGCGTGATCGTCCTCTGAAGCGGCTCTGGGATCTTGTTCCAATGCCAGTGGCAGAATAGCCTGCTCCCGCTCACGCAGCAGCCGCAGACGGCGCAGAGGCCTTCACTCACTTCGCGCGCTCCTTGGCGGCGCGTTCGACTGCCAGAGCAGCGTATTCAAGCGCGCCACGGACAGCAGGTGAGCAATTGTGCGGCCCCATGTAGGATTGCTGCTCACGCCTCACAATTGCGGCTGATTCCTCGTAAGCCTCCTGCACGCGCTTCTCGGCGGCGGCGAGTTCGTTGGCTAGGTCGTTGCATAGGTGAAGCGCAGCCATCAGCGGCTTACCATAGCGATCAATCTTGATGTCTTCGATTAGATGGGCCAATTTGCTGAACGCTGACTCGCTCGGCGTATCGCTCTCAGCCACGGTTCTTCTCCTCGGCTTGCATGGCGGCGTCGATGGCGGCTTCTGGCGTCTCGCCTATTAGTGGACGAAAGACAAATTCCTCTACTGGCTCAAGTTGGCAAATAGACCAAAAGCCTTTTTCTTCCTGTCTCAACTCAAGAACTGTGGATGCGAACCAGAGATCGCATAACCTATTCCACCGCGCCGCATCGCGCTCCACAGCTTCAGAGGAGCGAGCTTCAGACAGCGCATGAAGCAGCAGCATTTCCTCATTGGGGAGTGGCCGTCCGTCTCCACCATCTCTGGTGTCTGCCTTCCCTTCAAGATAGTTCTCAAGATCGTCCAGTTAGTGGAAGTTGCAACGCGAAGAATCGTCTTGAGCAGTTTGCGACGAGCCGCCGATTTCGCTGCATCAGACAAAATTCCTCGCACAGCCAATCTAGTGATAGCGTCGGCGTCCTTCTGCCAGTGATCTATCGCTCGCGGTTTGGCGGTTAGCCCTTGATAGGCGAGCTGCTGAGCGATGTCAGGGGCCATTGCGCCGAATGTAAGCTCCAGTTTCACGGCTTCGTCGTCCTCTCCAGTGCAGCGCGGACTCTTTGCTCGGCGTACTTGTCTCGCGGGTTCCACCTGTTGCCTGTTGCGCTCAGCAGGTCCGATGCCAGAATTACAGCCTGCGTCAGCGGCTCGGATGCTCCGCAAGCTTCAATGCGAAGGCACAGCTCGCGCAGCGCAGGCCACATCAGTTCAAGCAACGCCGCGCTTTCTTCAAGCTCGTTGCGTTCGGCTGGCGAGAGATCGTCAAGGTGAAGTGCGCGTAAAGTCCGCAGGCACTCACTCAACGGCGCTGGTATATGGCGTTCTTCGTTCATGGCTTCTCCTTCGTCGTCCCGTCTAATGCAGCGCGCTTCGCCGCTTTCTTCCAACAGCCTTTGCAATCACCATGCAACGGGGACGCGCCCAAGTCTTGCTTTGTCTCCCACCTAGGCGTGCCGAACGTCAGCCACTTGCCGCATAACGAACGTCCGTTGCTGAAGTAGTGGGCCTTGCCGGAGCGGTCATTGTCCAGACTGCCCCAGCCTTCGGTGCGTTCATCCATCTTCGCCTCCTGCTTCGTGGTGCTGGCTAATGCACGAATCCGCTCAGTGCGCCAGTCCCAATGCGCTTTGCAGGCGAGATTTAGTTTGCCAAGACTGCGCTGCAAATCCTCTGGCGTACCCTTGATGCTGACAAACAATGTCTCGCGGGCTTGATTCAGTACGGCGTGCAGAAGTAACGCTTCATCGTCAGGTGTTCGTTCTATTGCGGATTGCGCCGCAGCCAACTCCCATCGAATTGAAGCTCGCGCGTCTCTCCACGCTGCACGACTTGCTGTGTTCTGCGCCAAGTTGTAACTGACACACCACTGTTCAAAAGTGACTGGTGGCGTTCCAGGTTCATCAGTCCTCGACGTTGGCTGCTCCTTCTTCGACGACACAGGGGCGGAGGGGGCAGGCGCAGTCTGCGTTCCGGCGTTAGAACCGGCGCTCTCGCCAGCCTCACGCGCGCTGCTGGCTGTTTGCGGCAAGCGTGCCATCTGCCCCTCCGCGTTCTGTGCCCCCTCGCGCTGGAGGAAGGCGTTGATCTTCGCTACTAACCTGTCCCTGGGCGCGGCGAAATAGATGAAATGAGCAGCGCGTAAAAACGGAAGCGAATCCCGCAGCAACTCCCTCGCCTCGTCCCGCTGCGCTACCTGCGTGGAGAGAGCGCGCAACGCTGCATATTCAGCAGTAGTGATGGTGAACGAATCTGCGCCCATGCGGTAGTTATGATCGCGCTTTACATCGCAGGAACGGATCGCTTCTTGCAGCGCCTCCGCTACGGTCTTGGGAGTGTCAGCCATTGCCTTCTCCTTCCTTGCTGGCGGGCACGGCGGCGAGCATGGCGCGAGCTTTTTTCCAAATGCCGCTATACCTTGTGAACTCAAGATTTATCTCGGCTGCTTCACACAATTCCAAAAGCATCGCCCTGTAGTCCGGCTCCCTCGGCACCCACACCTTATCCTCCGGCAGCGTGGCTGCGAAGGCGCGGATGGCACGAGCAGCATCGAGCAACGCAGCGTCTTCGTAAGCCCTAGATTCAGAGCCTTCTTTGCATCGTTCCAGCCAGTCCTGCGCCATGAATTCGCACATCTCCGCGCACTTGAGCGAGATCTCGCGTGGGGTCATCGTTTCCTCGCTATGTCCTCGTTACGGTCGGAAGCCGCGCAGCAGGAGCAGCTTCGCCAGGTCCTCGGCGGTCCATACGAGAAGCCCGAGCTCGCTCTCCCCTGGCACCCGGAAGATCTTGCAGAATCGCTCCGTCCCCATCCCGTGAAATCCGCTCCCAGTCCGGTTCGGATCGTGGTGCTCCTCGCAGAGCGGCGCCACCGAGAAGTCCGAGCGCAGCCCGGACCCCTCCGCGACGTGGTGAACCTGTACCGGCTTGCCGGTAGGCTCCGTGCGCGCGCAGACGACGCAGCGCAGGCGCGCGACGAGCCCTTTGTAGTAGCCGCCGGCGGCGCTCACCTAGCCCTCCTGCGCCTCGACGACTTCCGCCCCGGCCTTCGCCATCGCGTGCGCCTCGGCAGCGCCTTCGTCTCCGGGACCGCAGGTGTGCCGCCGAACCGGACGATGTAGAGCTTGCGTTCCATTGCCATTCTCCTAGCTAATACGCCGCTCTCCCGGGCGGCGCGTCCGGTTTACTTTTCCCCGACTGACAGCTTGCCCAGCTCTGTAACCTTACGCCCCAACTGCAGGCCGACCTGCGCGACCTTCAATTCCGCGTAGAAGTTCTCGTTAATCTTCTCCGCCAGCTTGACGATCGTCCTCGCCTCGTCCACCTTCACATCCCCATCCTTCACTCCCACCATCATGTTCGCCAAGAAGTCCCGCAATTGCCCGACGTTGCTGATCTTGCTCGACATTGCTAATCTCCTTTTTCAAGCGGTTGATTAATTTCCGTACTTCCTCTAGCTTCTCCCATCGTAGGTCTAGGCTTTTCTCGCGGTTCCAACATCCTACGCAGAGCGTAAGTGGCGCAAGGTAACTATACCGATCGTCGGCAGGACGATGACGATACCTATCCGTTACGCCTGCGCTCTCATCCGGCCCCTTGATACCGCATCGTTCGCATTCGCGGTAACGACATTTCCGACACAGGTTAGCCCTTAAGATCGGGGCACCCGCTGGTCGGCGTTGATAGCCGCCCGCATTATCGAAACATAACTGACCGCAACCAGCGCATCCGATTAGTGGACTATGCCTACGATATGACCGCGCGCAGGAATAGCACAATAGCCCACCATCATGTGCGCGCTCGTATGGGCTCAGTTCTGCTGGCGGCCGAAATAAGCACATAGATTCGACAGTCATTCGACGGCGCCAATGCTCGATATGGCTCACGGCAAACCGGCCGCAATAGGAACATCTACGCAGGTGGATAAACGCACTTCCAGGATGCCTAAGAATTTCGTCATTAGCTCTACGCAGTGCTTCCATGCGGCTAGCTTTGCGAGCTTGAAGTTCTGACAACCTTCGCCGCTGTATTGCGCGCCCCTCTTTGCGCGCTTTATCGCGCTCCGCTTTGCGCTCCAAAACGAGGGCGCGGTTATTAACGTACCAGCGTCGTGATGCTGCGGCTTGCGCCTCCACGGAGCGATATGGCATAGCGTTATTTCAGCCGCCTATCTGGCATTTCTACGCCAGCCTCGAGTGCTGCCCAAGAATAGGCGAAGTCGATCAGATGGCTATAGCCATCCCGGTCGAGCTCCTCCGAAGACCGAATAATGGTGAACGTATATTTGCCGACCTTCACCTCATCAGTCCCGAAGTAGGCCGCCTTTATCATCTGCTTGATATCGCCTGGCGAATGCCCCTTAAGGGCTTCTGCCCCGCTTCGCGCTAGATCGTCGCAGAGCGCGTGGAATAGCTTGCGCTGGTCGTGCGTCTTTTGCTTGTCCTCCTCGCGCACGATGATCTCGAGCGGGTGCTTCTCGCAGTCCGGGCGCATGGCGAGCAGGAGCCGCAGGACGGACTCCCACCGCTCGATGCGGTCGATCCGGTAGTGGCGCAGGAGGCCGGCCATGACTTACTTCGAGAGGAACGCCTTGATGGCGGCGGCGATCTTCTCGAACTCCGGTAGCGCCCCATAGCGCGAGACGAAGGTCGCCAGCATTTGCCGCGCGTCCATGCGTTCCTGTTCCTTGCGCCTTGCCTCCCGCTCGGCGGCTTCCTTCTTTTCGCGCGCTTCGCGTTCTACCCGCTCGGCTTCGGCACGCGCTTTCCGCTCGACTTCTTCCTGCTCGCGACGTGCCTTCTCCAGAACCGCCCGCTCGGCCGCGAGGCGCTCTTCTTCCGCGCGGCGAGCGGCCCTGATGCGGTCCTCTTCCTCCTGCATAGCCTTCCGGCGGGCATCTTCCTCGGCCTGGAGCTTGGCCCGGCGCTCGCGCTCCTCGGCTTCCAGCCGCCGGCGCTCATCGGCTAGACGCTGCTGCTCTGCGGCAAGCCTGGCGCGCTCTTCCGCAAGTCTGCGCTCCTCCGCCTCGCGCCTGGCACGCTCCTCGGCAGCCAGACGTTCCTGCTCCGCGCGGACGGCCGCCTCGCGGGCCTCCTGCTCACGCCGTTCCTCGGCCTCGATCTGCGCCTTGAGAGGCTCCTCGATCTCCGCGATCTTGTCGGCGATACGCTTCGCCTCGCCGTCGATGAGCCGGCCGCGCTCGAGGACCTCTTCCTTGAGCTTCTTCCTCGCCTTCTCCAGGGCGATCCGCGGCGCCGCAACCTCGCGCTGCGCCGCCTTGGCTTCGATCAAGCCCTTCTGCGTTGCGACGTCGAAGACTACGCCGCGATACTTTTCGATACCAGCCAGCGCCGCCGCGATCGGCTGATATTCGGTGATGGCATTGACCACGCGCTCGTTCATGACCTCTCTCCCCTGGTAAGTTTGGCGATTGTTGCGTCCACTTCGCGCAAGAAGACGATGACCTCTGCCTCCATGCGCGCGATCTCATCCGGTATCCGCGGCATCCTGGCGACGAAGAGCTGCAGCGCCGGCGGCAGGCGCGGGTCGAAGGAAACGAAGTCCACCCAAGCCTTGCCCGTACAGGCGAGCTGCCAGAGCATTTGCGCCTCGTACTTGGCGGGGACTTCGCCATCGGACAGGTAGCCGATGTGCGTAGCAGTCTTCGGGCACTTGATCTCGACCAGGCCCTCGCCCGCGATGCCGTCCGGGGAGGCGCCGGCGCGCTCTATGCGCGGGTGGATGACGAACCCGACCTGCTCGACCGTGAACCCGGTCGCGACCTCGTAGGCCGAGCGGGCGATCGGCTCGTAGTCCGTGCCCCACTGCATCTCGGCGCTAACGTAGCCGTCCTCCTGCGGGCGCCCGGTCAGGATCTCGGCGACGAG